GCACAGTTATGTACTTAGGCAAGGCAGCTTGTGGGGCTAATACCTCACAGGCTGTCTGGCAAGTACTAAAGTTAACTACAGATACTAATGGTGGGATAACTATCTCATATGCAGATGGTGATCCCCATTATGATAATATATGGACTAACCGAGCAAGTCTTACCTATATACCATGAGAGAGGAATTACATATGATAGAACCACTTATTTATACAACTAAAGGTAATCTACCAATTAAGGATTTAGAACACTTTTATTCATGGGAAGAAACAGAAACGTATATTAAGTTCATTGATGGTTATACACTAAATGGTGAGGTTGTTAAAGAATCTGTTGTTGTTAAACTCAAGATTGGTTTAGATGTTAATACATCACTTTCAGAACTTTAATAGGAATAATATATGGCTAATACACAGGCAATACCAAAAACTTTTCGAACTGATCTTCTTAATGGACTTCATGCTTTCGGCCCCAGCGTAGTGCGTGGATCCACTGCTGCAGATTCTTTCAAAGCAGCTCTTTACCTTGCATCTGCAACGATTGATTCAACAGCGACGGCATATACTGCAACTGGAGAAGTAAACGGCGCCGGATATAGCCCAGGGGGAATTACTGTTACAAATGCCACCGCCCCATCGAATGCTGGTGGCACAGGTGTTGTCGCCTTCTGGACGCCCTCAGCTTCCTTTTCTTTTGGAACAGTAACACTTACTACTTCATTTGACTGTGTAATGATCTACAACAACACAGCAGCCGGCAAGAATGCGGTGTCAGTGAATACCTTTGGTCCTACCACGGTTTCTGGTGGTACATTCACACTGATAATGCCTACCAATGATTTGACTAATGGCCTTATCAGGGTTTCTTAATCATGACGCTCCATGACGAAATCATCTCGCGGGCTGACTGCACCGATGCCCTAGCCGCAAGAGATTGTGGCGAACTGGCACGCATCCTGTCTGTTGGCCGAACCAAAATCGTTGAGTACAATATCGGCTATGGCACTGTCATGGAGGCTCTTGGTGCAGATAATGGAGCAGCATTCCTCGATGGTTTGACAGCAGTTGCTGCAACCAGTAGCCCAGTGAAATGGGCACTGAAACTTCTGGATCGTGGTGAACTGAACATCGGTGCACCTACTACACAAGCACAACTGGATGCACTGGCTGCAGGTGGCGTCATGCCACAGGCAGTAGCAGATGCGCTCAAGGCACTGGCAATTGTGCCGGATGTAATTACACCGTGGCAAGTCATGGATGCCATGTTCAACCCGGACTGGAGTGCTAAATAATGGCAATCACTAAAACTGCCCGAACGCTACTTGCCTCACAATCGCTTGCTGCTGCGACTTCTGTCAGTGCGACAGAGCTTAACCTGAGCACTGCTGCTGGCGGAACAGTAGTCATGGTTCGCCTGACCAATGGTTCAACAGCGCCCACGACAGCACCTACTGTCTATTTTTATTCAGGTGAGGCTACAACCGTGAAGCGGCTTCGCTATGCGGTGACGGGGGATACGGTGAATAGCAGTGTCAATGATCGAGCTTTTGTCACTGAGCAGGGCGATATGTTTGTCAATATAACCATTACGAATGGAGCAACCAACGCGATTACAGTAGAGGCTTACGCGCAAGAAGCGACTACGGTTTAAGGCGGGATCATGGGCGTTAGATATACCCAGCCGCAGAGTCCTGCATTACTTGACACCAACAACCCTATTGGTAGTGCTGTAGATTACTTTTTCACGCCTACATATCAAGGTGATGGCAGGGGGATAGTTGCTAGTTCTCCTATTGGTGGCGTATCTACTGTTTACAGTAAATATGGGCTAGGAGCAAAGACAAACGGGACTACTGGTTATTTTTCCGGCCCATCAAGTATAACAATTAAAGGTACTGGCGCATACACACGGTTTGCGGTATTGCGTATTGGTAGTGGTGGATCGACTAGAGCTATTCTTAGTAGCGGTGGCTCTGGCGGAGAAATGTGGCGAATTGCCAACAATACTGATGTTGTTTTTGTAAAAACAAATCTGAACGTTGAGTATACCCAAGCGGGAATTGTCTCTGCAAATGAATACTGTGTTTTAGTTTCTGTAAATGATGCAGGTGGATCGAATAATCTGTACACATACAAGAATGGTGTTCTTGTCGCAACAACAGCAGGGGTAACCGCTGGCGCAGCAGGTACTGTTTCAGTAGGACAGTCTGGCATTGCTAGTTCCTTTGGCGATCATGAGTTTTATTTAGTCGGCAGCGTCAATAGAGCATTATCAGCAGCAGAAGTAGCATCCTTCTCTGCTAACCCCTGGCAAATCTTTAAGGCCTCACCTCGCCGGTTGTTGGTAGGCGGGGTGGGTGGTGGTGTATCACTGGCAATTACAGGCCAGTCACTCACTGCAAATCTAGGTGCTCTATCTGCATCTGTAACATCTTCTGTAACTGGAAATCAGACATCACTACAGCAAGGAACGATTAAAGCCAGTGTAAGCCAAACACTTACGGGCAAGTCAGTATCTTTAGCGCAAGGTTCAATACTATCTGATGTAAGTACTGGAATAACAGGACAGCAGGTTTTAGTAGCACAAGGGTTTGTAACAAATGCTAATAGCAGTGATGTTACAAAGGCAATTACAGGTCAGGAACTAACTAATAGCCTAGGCACTTTAATACCATCAGTACAGTATTCATTATCTGGTTTAGGTGTTACATCTAGTCTAGGTAATCTTACTGCTGATGTAAGTTATACTTTGTCTGGTCAAGGTATTCCGATCTCATTAGGAACTATAGCTGCTTCTGTAAACTCTGCTCTAGTCGGACAAGAGGTTTCTCTTACTCTAGGTAGTATTAGTGCTTCTATAAGCACAGTACTAAATGGGCAGACATTAGTATTAGCCCAGTCTCCTTTAAGTCCTGTAGTTACTTCCAGTATCTCTGGGCAGAATATTACTACAGCACTAGGGACTATTAACTCTACTGGTGGAACTAATCCGCAGTATAGTAAGAATTCTAATCTATACTACAATATAGGTAATGATCTTTCTATCATGCTAGGAAGCCCTACATTACCTACCTGGAACAATTCAGGTAGACCAGCTGTAGGTAAGTTAGGTTTATTTGGCTTTAATACGGAAACAGGCAAGCTAGAAGTTTATAATGGTAGTACTTGGGTAAGTATTCTCTTAACATAAATAAAGGAAATATAAAAATGGCAACTCCGAAAGTAGATTTATTGTTGGATATGAAAAATTTACTAGCTGCTTATGCTACTGCATTGAGTGGTGAGTGGGATGAAAAGATAGTAACTATTAACAAATCTATTGAAGATGCTAACACCATTTGGGATCAGGTTGCTGAGGGTCAATCTTTAGCTGATCTAAAAGCTACTGCTCAGAGTACTGCAGACTCTATTGTAGCTAGTGCTCAAGCCCAACTAGATAGTGCTAATGCTGTAAAAGAAGCTGCTCTTAAACTTAAAGAGGACGCCCAGGTAGCACAGGATGAAGTAACTAAGGAGCAAGCAGACCTTGAGCTTGCTATTGAACAACAAGCAGCATTAGTTGCTACGCAAGAAGCTTCTAGAATTCAACTAGAGACTACTCTGTCAGATCGAGAAGCAGCTGTTCTTTTGCGGGAACAAACTGTTACTACTAAAGAAAGTGACTTGGCAACTCGTGAGGCAGACCTGGTTACTACTTTGAGACAGCTTAAAGATATTGTTGACTAAATAGAAAGATTGATAAATTATGACTTGGGCTGATGTAGGAGACTGGTTAAAGAATAATACTGGTTCTGGAGTGGCACTAGTTGGATCACTGCTAACAGGGAATATCCCAGGGGCTATTGCTGCTGGTGTATCCCTTGTAAGTACTGCTACTGGTACTAATGATCCTTTAAAGGCTCTTACGCAGCTCCAGACAGATCCGGCTACTGTAGTTAAACTCAAAGAATTAGCTGTTCAAGAAGAACAGAATATTCGTGAGCATATTCGTGCTATGGTAGAGCTAGAGTACAAAGATAAACAAGCAGAACAGGCAGAGCAGCAGTTGACTATTCGTACAGGTGATACTGCAAGTGATGAGTATGTTCGACATACTCGCCCTATGATGGCTCGTCAGTCTTGGTATGCTACTATGTTATATGTAATTGGATTTGAATTACTTAAAGCATTTAAGCTTACTATTATCGGGGCAGACATGAATCTGGCTATGGTTGTTATTGCTCCTGCTGCTGCTTACTTAGGCTTCCGTACCTTTGACAAGAAGTGGGGAGCAAAATAAATGAAGTACAACACATATGTTAATGGTGACTGGAATGCCATATGTGATGACTGCGGTTGGGAGTACAAAGCCAGTGAATTAAAAAGTAGATGGGATGGTTTACGAGTTTGTTACAGATGTTGGGAACCAAGACATCCCCAAGACTTTGTTCGAGGTGTTGCTGATATTCAAGCGCCGCAATGGACTAGATCTGAACCTAGTGATACTTATGCACTAGTGTGTACTACCAAAACTTCTACAGCTGGTTACGCTATCTCTGGTTGTGCTCTACCTAATAATACAGCTAATCCTGAGGTAGTACCACCCTCAACTTTTGTATAAAGGAGTTATCTTTTGTCTAGTACTACATTTACAGATTATACTACACCTATAGTAGCCTCATGGCTAAACGATGTAAACAATGTTGCTTACACTATAGTGCCTGCAATAAATATCTCGTTAGCTGGGAAAGCTGCTTCTGGGGCTAACACAGACATTACTAGTATAACTGGTAATGCAGCGACAGCAACTACTGCTGCTGCGTGTAGTGGTAATGCGGCAACGGCCACTAACGCTTCCCAATTAGGCGGTGTAGCTGCTGCAAGCTATGCGGTGAGGAGTCAAGTAGTCACATTTGATGACATAACTACCCTCCGTGCAGGTACGCCAACCACAGGCGTTGTCTGGTTTGGCAACACGGGTCTTCGCTACATCTATTGGGATGGCAGTATATTTCAATTTACTGGGCCAATTACTTCTTCCGGCAACATCACTGCTTATTCTGATGAGCGAGTAAAAACAAACTGGCGAGACTTGGGTTACAACTTTGTACAACGTCTGTCTTATGTCAAATCTGGCGTTTATGACCGCACAGATGAGGAAATGACTCAAGTGGGTGTTTCTGCCCAGTCATTGCAAAAAGTCATGCCGGAAGCAGTTGTGACTTCAGTTGATGGAAAGTTAAGCGTAGCCTACGGTAACGCAGCTCTTGCAGCGTGTATTGAACTTGCTAAAGAAGTGGTAATGCTTCGTGAGCGACTGGCCGTGTTGGAGGCTAAATGACGCTCCCCGTCTCAGGTGCGATCAGCATGAGCCAGGTGAATACCGAACTAAACCTCTCTGCAACTGCAACAATCAGCCTAAATGCTGCAGCGGTTCGTACATTATTTGGTGTCCCGTCGGGCGCTATTTCAATGAGTAATGGGTATGGAAAGAGCAATACTACGCCTAATGTTGAATATCTTGTTATCGCTGGCGGCGGTGGAGGTGGATCAATAACTACAGGCGGCGGCGGTGGCGGTGCTGGTGGATACTTAACCGCCGCAGGTTACGCGGTAACAGTAGGGGTCGGAATTACGGTTACTGTTGGCGCAGGTGGTACTGGGCGAGTTTCTTCTACGGCTCCCACCAATGGGGGTAACAGTACATTCGGGTCTATTACTGCGATAGGAGGAGGTGCTGGGGGTAACTATCAGAATAATGGTGTTACTGGCGGTTCAGGAGGTGGAGGTGGTTCTGGTAGTAGTGGCGGTTCTGGTACAGCTGGACAAGGTAATGCTGGGGGGTCAGCACCAGGTACCAATGCTGGTGCAGGCGGTGGCGGTGCAGGAGCAGTAGGCGTCAATCCAAATACAACCGGTGGTGCAGGAGGTGCAGGGCTGTCTTCTTCTATTGATGGAACAGCTACTACTAGAGCAGGTGGTGGCGGTGGTGGCAATAGCGGAGGTGGTGCAGGGTCAGGTGGGACAGGTGGTTCTGGTGGAGGTGGTGCAGGAGGAGATGGAGCAACTACAGCCGGAACATCTGCTACGCCAAATACTGGTGGCGGTGGTGGTGGTGGAACTGGTAGCGGCAATGGTGGTAACGGCGGCTCTGGCATTGTGATTATTCGCTATGCCAATACTTACCCAGATGCAGCAAGCACCACAGGAACCCCTACCTTTACCAACGTAGGTGGGTACAAGATTTATAAATGGACTACTTCTGGAAGCATTACTTTCTAATATGAAAATCACAGAAACTCAACATCAAGGTGAACCCTACTGGCTCTACTGGCTAGGCAATGCTACAGCCATAGATGACAAGTATATCAAATCAATCGGCATCGCATGGCTATTCAAGGAGAATGGGAAATGGAACTTCATACCACGAATCACAGGACAGCAGAGTTTGTTCTTCAATGCCGTATTTTTTCTGCGGCTATCACTGCCGCTGGGTATCTTTGCCTCGGTTCGTTGGTCGCCTGCTACGGATAAGAAAGCATTATTGCAGACTGGGTTTGGCTGGAAGCTGAATGGGCGACTCGGAATATTACTGCGCATCCAGTCGGATAAAACTAGTGCTGCCGGTGTTACTGGTCCTAATTTTGGGCAATCAACCGGATTCAACTACGGGCCTCACTAACATGCGACCGCCTCTCGACTACAAGCTGATTGGCAACCTGATCTTTCTAGGTGTAATCACTTTCATTTCATGGGGGTTGTTAGCTGAATATGTATTTATGCCCGTATTGCACATGCTAGGCGGTGGATTCCGCCTTATGGCCTACGGGTGGCAGCCATGAAGTTCATATGGGGCGTAATCGTTGGATTTGTTTCAGCGCATTTGGTATCAAGAATAATTGCTAGAATGCTTTATGACATACGGAAAGGGCTGGGGCTGAATGAAAGATAGAATCCTTAACATCCTGATTGCATTAGACAAGCTAGTGTATCAGATTATTACCCTGGGCTACGGCTCTGAATTCGATACCATCAGCAGTGCTGCCTACCGTATGGAGCAGAAAGGACGGCTTGTCGGCAAGCTGTCGCGTCCGGTAATTGACTGGATTTTCAGCAAGCTAGGGGACAAGCGTCACTGTTTTACCAGCTATATCAACTCCAAATACAACCGACCAACTAAGGATTTTTAATGGAACACAACATCATTCAAGCAGAAGTTGACCGTGCAATCTCAATCCGAGTTGGTGGAATAGAAAAACAACTTGATGAGGTGCGGGCATTACTGACGCGAATGGTTCTCATAGAGGAAAGACAAAGCATCTACAAAGCCGATAACGAGGCCCTGCGTAAGGATGTTAATAAATTGTTCGACGAAGTGAGGATACTTCAGACTACTACAGCAGTGCAAGAAACCAACGGCAAGCATACTGACCAGATTCTGTGGAAAGTGGTGTCCGGCGTACTTGCTATAGGCATATTCATTCTTGAATTATTTAAGCACTAGGAGGCCGGCAAATGAGCTATCTAGATATTCTAAAACGTCAACTCTCGATTGACGAGGGTTATAAAAAGAAAATGTATTTAGACTCCAGGGGGATTTGGACAATTGGTATTGGCCATAACCTTAGGGACAAGCCTCTATCAGACAGAGCTGTGCAGGTTATCTTTGAGGATGATATGGCGGATGCTGAAGCTGATGCACGTATACTATTTAAGTCATTTGATTCACTTAACGATGTCCGTAAAGCAGTTGTTGTTAATATGTCTTTCAATATGGGATTTGCAGTGCTCTCACAATTCAGGCAGACTATTTCAGCTATTGATGCTGGTGATTATGCTAAAGCAGCAGCATATATGCTTAACTCAAGATGGGCGGATCAAGTAGGGGCACGAGCACAACGGCTGGCAGAGCAAATGGCGAAGGGAATGTGATATGAGTACTACCTACAGTGTTACAAGAGATCAAGTTATAACGGCTGCTTTCAGAAAACTAGGTTTACTTGAACCTGGGGATAGTGCTGCTAGTATAGACCCTAACCTAGTTACTAATGCTGCTGTTGTTTTTAATCTAATGGTTAAACAATGGCAAACGCAAGGAATTAAATTGTGGTCTATTGGACAGTATACCTTACCTTTAGTTAGTGGACAAACTAGTTATACTATTGGCCCTACTGGAACAGGTTCTAACTTAACAGCAGATAAACCACTACGTCTTATACCTGGAGAAGGTCTTACTGTAATTCGTAATATTTCTGTTACTCCTAATATAGATATACCTCTTCAGATTATTAGTAGACAAGAATATGGTACTCTTGGATCTAAGTTTTCCACTGGTCAAGCTAATTCAGTCTATCTAGAAGTTGGTAAATTAACAAGTACACTAAATGTATATCTTACTCCAGATGTTAATACTAGTACTAATTACCAAATACTATTTACAGCTCAGAAACCACTAGGTGATCTGACTAATTCTACTGATGTCCCAGACTTTCCTAACGAGTGGAATAACGCCCTTGTGTGGGGTTTGGCTGACGAGATGGCACTTGAGTATGACGTGCCTGCCAATCACCGCACAGAGATCGCTATGCGGGCTGCTACATACCGTACTATGCTAGAAGATTGGGATCAAGAGTATACATCTGTCTTCTTTACTCCAAATATGAGGGCAGGAGGTAGTAGATGACTATTGCTCGTTTGCAAGTAACCCCTAAGATAGAATCTAGGACCTCTAGCTTTGCAGCAGATTCATACTCTACTAATGGTATTCATGAGACTCTAGATGGAAAAAAATACTTTGTAAAAAGACCTGGTTATACTTTATTTAGTAATCAACTACCTGCTAGTAAAGCACAGGGCATTTTCCAAGCTCTATCAGGTCTCTATGCAGTATCTAATAATACTTTATATACTGTAGCTGCATCTGGTTCTACTATTTCGTTAGGTGCTATTAGTACTAACAATACTTTCCCATCTATTTCAATTAATCAAACAGCTAACAAAACAGCAACTAGTTCTGCTATTACACAAGACTTCTCTACTGCTGGTTCATTTTCTTTTGTTGTTCCTAGTAGTGTAACTAAGGTAACTGCTACTATTATAGGTGGTGGTGGTGCTGGTGGTAATGGTCATGCCTCTGGCTATAGTGCTTCTGGTGGTGGTGGTTCTGGCGGATATGTTGTACAGAATATTACAGTCACTCCAGGACAAACAGTTTCCATAGTCGTTGGGACTGGTGGTACTGTGAGTGGTGCACAAGGAGGAGCCGGTGGTAATGGTACTTCTTCAATTGTAACATATGCAGCTACTCCATACACAGCAGGGGGTGGTTCTGGTGGAGGAGCTAATACTGGTAGTGGTGGTACAGCTGGTGCTGGTGGTACTCCTAGTGGTACAGCTGGAACTGCTGTAGTCTCACCCAACCCTGATGGCACAAGAGGTGGTAACTCATACTACAGCGTCTTAACAGGTACTACTACTGGTGGTGCTGGTGGCCCTTGGAATGGTGGTTATGGGGCTGAGGTAGCAGGCAGTCCAGGTATTTATGGTGGTGGTGGCGGTGGTGGAACAGGATCTAACAACTCAGGTACTTGGAAAGCAGGTGGTGCAGGAGCAGCCGGTTTTGTTCGTATTACTTATACCCCAGTACTTACTCCCGGTACTATACCAGGAGCAGGCTCCACTTTGTTTATGCACGATGGTGCAGTAGCTTATACATATACTCCAGGAGGAGTTACGGCAACTAAAGTAACATCTGCTGGTTTTCCGACAGATCCGTTATGTCATGGAGCAGTATACATTGATGGGTATATGTTGGTCTTTACTACTACAGGGAGACTGTATAACTCTGCAATAGAAGACCCATCTACTTGGGATGCCCTTAACTTTGTTTCTGCTGAAGTAGAGCCAGATCAAGGGGTGGCATTAGCTAAACATCTTAACTATGCAGTTGCTTTTGGTCAATGGAGCACTGAGTTCTTCTTCGATGCTGCCTATGCAACAGGATCTCCATTTCAAGTTAGTACATCATCCCGTTTAGGAATAGGTTGTGCTAGTGGTAATACTGTAGCTAACTCTGACCAGACATTAGTTTTTGTTGGGCAATCTCAAACTAATGGGAAGGCTGTCTATATCCTAGATGGTTTGAATCCTATAAAGATTTCTACTCGTTACATAGAGAGATATCTTGACTCTGATACACTGTCTAATGCTAGATCGTACTGTACTAAAGTAAGGGGGCATACTCTTTATATACTTACAATGCCAGATAGCAATATAACTTTAGTATATGACTTTGAAGAGCAGAGCTGGTACCGTTGGACTTCTGGTGCAGCTGAGACTTATTTTCTACCTACATTTTATACTACAGATGAGACCAGTTATTATGTAGTAGATAATCTTAATAGTCAAATATATAGACTGTCTTCTATCACATATCAAGATAATGGTAATCCTATCTACTGTAGAATTGTATTGCCGTTAGAAGATAGTGGTACTAATAAGCCTAAATTCTATCGAAGAGTAGAGGTTGTTGGTGACAAAGTAACTGGTACTGCCTATATATCTAGATCAGATAATGATTATGGTGGGTATTCTATAGCACGAGGTGTATCTTTATCTGCTAACAGATCCTGGCTTAATCAGTGGGGTAAGTCTAATAGACGAGCTTGGCAAATACTTGTTTATGATAATATACCACTAAGATTAGAAGCACTAGAAGTTACCTTTGATGTTGGGGGTATGGACAATGCTCAAGGATGATATAGACAGGAAAGTATATTTAGAACTAGTTGTTAATACTCCTGAGTTCTATGGCTGGTCTTTTGATATGTATAAGAGGCTTTTAAATACTCTCCAAGTATATCGCTATACTTGGGGATGTATCTTTAGAGAAGATAATAGTTTACATATTCATGTATTAAAACCATATCGTAGATCCCCTATTATTAGAACAGGGATTAAAGAGGTTCTTAATATTATGTTCTCTATTTATTCTGAGATACACACATCAGTGAAGATTACAAATAAGAGAGCCATTACTTTCTTATCAAAGCTTAAATTTAAGTTTATTGGAAAGAAGGGGGATTCCCACAAAATGATACTGAAAAAAGAGGATGCTTATGTTTGGATCTCGTGATGCTGGTTGTCTGAAACACCCTGGTTATAATGATCTAGTTACTGCTTCATCAGTAGTTGGAATAGCCTCTGGGGTTAATAGTATTTTTGGAGGAGACAGTACTGGACAGACTAATCAACAAGCTCAACAAGCTGCTGATCCGTTTGCTCCGTACAGACCTCAATACGCAAGACAATTAAATGATCTTATGTCTAATCCTGGAAGTGTTACACAGCAGCCAGGATATGAGTGGCTTCGTGCTCAAGGTGAACAAGGTGTTAATAGAACCCTTGCTGCACAAGGACGAACTCAATCTGGACAAGAACAAATAGCACTGTCTCAGTACGATCAAGGATTTGCTAATACCTTTTACAATGATAGCATAAGTAGGTTGATGCAGTTATCTGGGGCAACTCAAAATCCCGCTGCTGGTCAAGCAGCATATCAAGCAAATAATCAAGCTAATAATAATGCAGTAAATGGTGGCTATAAAGGTATTATGCAAGGTCTAGGGGGACTTAATACTATATATAGTGGTGGCGGTGGACCACAGCAGTACCCTGCTCCAGTATCCTATGCTAGTCCTACTCCTGTAGATCCTTCTGGATGGGTAAATTAAATGCCAGCTTTCTTAACTGACTTCGCGGATGGTTCTAAAGCAATAGCAGAGTCACAGCAAGCTGCTCTGCAGTATCATTACGCCCCACAACAGGCTGATCTAAAGAATGAGTCACTTCGCTCAGACACAGCCTTTAAAGCGGACCAAGCTATTGAGAAGCACATGCAGGTTAGTGCTCTTCAAGAATCGTATTCGGCTGATAAGGAGATCAGCAGCAAACTAGCAGAGATCTATAACAAAGATCCTAATACAGAACCAGCAGATGCCCTAACAGCTATCATCCCTCACTTGAAAGGGAAGGCTCAGTTGACTGCTATTGAAAAATTACCAGCTATGCAGAAGCAACAAGCTGAAGCTCAATCTGCTAAGTATGCTAGACAGCAGCAACGCCAGGATGCTATGTACTCTAGAGTAGCTGATATACCTCCAGAAGAACTACCAAGTGCTATATTGGGTATGATTCAAGACAAGACAATGACGCCGGAAGAGGGTACACAAGCTACTCAGATTATAGCTAAGGTAGGGCCAGCAGAAGCTCAACGTATCTTTCGGAAACAACATACGACTGACGCTATGCGTAAAACAGAAATCGCAGCCAAGACAGAGGCTGAGAAAGAGCGCCACAATCTAGCTACGGAAGAGGCTAGAAATAGACAAATAAATGTTACTCTCGCTAGGATAGGTGCTGCTGTAGGTAACAATGATACTAAGAATGCTATGTCTATTAGAAAAGAGACTCTGCAAGAAGTAAATGGTATGGTAGCCGATAGAAATGCTCTGGCTAAGTTCTTCAAGGAGAATCCGAAGCGACCAGAACCAGATAAAGGCTTGTTTAGTGACACGGTGAAGAATCAGGATGCAATAGATGCTTGGGATGATAAAGAAGCTCGTCTTAAAACTTTAGATGCGAATATAGAATTAGGACAAGAAGTACTCAAGCAGACTAATCCTCTTCTTACTGCCGCTGATAAGGCTAAAGAAAAGGCAGCTGCTGCTCCTCTTCCCGCAAAGTCAGCTCCAAAAGTAGATCCTAATATGCCCGCTAATGTGAACTCCCCAGAAGATTGGGAAGCAGCTAAAAAAGATTTACTGGCTAATCCGAAGACAGCTGCAATCTTTGATAAGCATTTTGGGGCTGGTGCAGCTAATAAAGTACTAGCTGGTCAAAGATCAGTTTCAGGTAAAATAAGGTAATAATATGGCAGATGATCCCTATGCTAAGTATGTGAAAGAGGCTCCACCCAGTGTTGATAATACTAGCGATCCTTATGCTAAGTATACCAAGAATGATCCTAGCCATGATCCTGAAATGCATACTACTGGTCTAGGAGCATTTTCAGCTAGTGCACTTGAGTCTGGTGCTACTGTGCCCCCATCTCTGTATTTTGGTGGTTTAGCGGCAACAAAAATGCCAGGTCCTCCGCTAGTTAAAGCAGGGGCTGGCTTAGTGGGTGGTGTTATAGGTGGGGCTGTCGGGTATGAGGGAATAAAAACAGTGGAAAAAGCTGTTGATTCCGTATTTGGTACTAACATAGTAAAAACCAGAGAGGCCCAACAACAGCAACACCCCAACTATGATACTGCAGGTAGTGTAGCAGGCTTTGCTGCCGGTCCAGGTAATACTGTAGGTCTGCAAAGTGCTGGTAAGATGATAAAGGGTGGCCTATTAATGAGTGGTGTTGGTGCTGCTCAACGAGCTATTAATGGTCAAGATATACTTGATCCTAAAGCTGGTGCTATTGACCTTTTAAGTGGCGCTGTTATTAGGCCTTCTGCCTTGGGTGAGAGAATGATGGCTGCCGGAGAGAGGGCAGGCACACGTACGCCTAAAGCAAAGCCAGCAGATCCTATTCTAGAAGAGTTGAAGAAGACTCAGGAAGGTCTTGGTAAACCTGTAGTTGAAACAGCCATTCCTAAAGTAGCAGAGACTGCCTTCCGCAAAAAGGATGGCACTATTGTACGTAGTGGTCCTAAGCATGATGAGGTGACTAAAGCTGCTGGTGTTGATGAGCCTGGATTTTTAACTGAGAATAGTGAGTTTCTTACTCGTCAAGAAGCATTGAATAGAGCATATGAGACAGGTCAACTACCTGAAGATCATCCCCTAGAGAAACCAGAAGAGGGACTTCATAGTGGTGACTTGCGCTCTGCTAAAGATCCAAACTTTGAACTTGCACCGAAAGAAAATAGTTTTGAGTGGGAGGTAAATAAGCAGGCAGAGAGACATGCTAAGTCAACAGATGATACTACTAGATTTGGTATCAGAGAAGACTTATATAATAAACTAGATGACTTACGCAACTCTATAGACAGTGCCAAACAGGATGCTAAACTAGCTGCTGCTAAATCAGATAAAGAGTCTGAGGCACATTATAAGCAACTGGAGGAGATGTATAAGAAGCAGGCTGACTATCTTGAGGAGAATATACCAGACTCTTATGTTAAGAATAAAGCTATTCCATCTTGGCAAGAAACTCATGATATAATTAGGGGAAGTAAAACTATTGGTGAGGCATTTGATAAGATTATCAATGCCAATGTAGGTAGGCGTGGACAAAAACTGCTACTAGACCTCTTAAATAGGTCTACTAGAGTCAGGGATGCTTCCATTACCGAGCTAACTACTGGTTTAGTAGATCCCCAAAGACCTGAAGTAGCTGCCCTCTATTACCATGATAATACTGTTAGATTTGGTAGCAAGTCTAATCTTCGTGTAGTTATACACGAAGCTGTTCATGCTGCCACTGCACATTTGTTAGATTCAGGAGATCATGGATCTGTAAAGGAATTACAAAAACTTTATGAGTTATCTAAGAACTCTACTGAGGATTATCATTATGGTCATCATGATATAAAAGAGTTTATAGCTGAGGCTTTTACCCGGAATGATTTTGAAGATCATTTGCGTAGTATTGGTGAGACTGGTCTTCCTATTCCAGAGGGAATTAAAGAAACCTCTTTATGGGATAAATTTAAATCTATTGTCAAACGGGGACTAGGGGCTAAGACTGATGAGGCTCGCACAGCCTTAGACGATGTTCTAGATCATGGCGCTCTTCTGATAGAAGCAGCTGATAATGCTCCCTCTACTAAGCATGAGCCATTAGCTTCTACAATAGAAGATCCTGAAACTAATGCTGGACGTGAGAAGCTCATTGACAGTATGGTTAAGAAGTATGGACCAGAGTATAAGGAAGCTGCTGAGAAACTATATGATACCAAATATGCTAATGAAGGAATAGTACCAACTAATCATACACAATTAGGTGATCTATTTTATGCTATAGGTAAGCAGGCAGAGGCTGACTCTGCTGAGTTATTTGGTAGGGCTATTGGTAAAGCTGGTCGGTTTATCATGTCTTCGCTAGGCTCTAAAGGTAAAGCAGAGGGGCTGTATCAAAAAGCTACTCAGGATGGTGTATCACCGGAGCTTCGTAAGAAATGGAGACTAGCTGCTGATGGCAAGACTAAGCTAACTGAGTCAGAACAAGCTTTATATGATAAATATATTAAGGGGGCTGAGGAAGAATTAAAAGCTCTTACTAAACGCCAATCTGATCTTGGTCGTACAAAAGAACTCAACTTCAATGAAGAGGAGACAGGGAAGCATGTACCACGCATATCATTACCCAAACGTAAAACTGCTCTTGAGTTTCTTAAAAGTATAGTAGACTCTGACCAAGGAGGTTTTAATGCTGATATAGCCAGAGATGTAGGTGCTGTTCAGGAGAGGGGATTCTTTGTTGTAGAAAAAGAAAATGGAAAACGGGTCCTTATTATGCCCAAAGGAAAAGATATTATTGGGTATACTGACAAAGGTAAACAATATAAATTTGGACAGAATGTAACATCAGATGGAAAAGGAGGCACTAGAGAAGTTCGGTCTGGTGATAAGTATGGTGGGTGGAGAGTTAAAGAGGCTACAGTAGATGAAATAGAAGCAGTTACTCCTTATCGTTACCTTAAAGATTATCAAGCTGTTGTCTATAAGAGATTGCAAGAGGCTCGTGCTTTTGATAGGGCACATAATCACCTAGATAACTTGATGAAGTCTGACTACTTTAAGTCTGTTGCTAAATTAGCTACTGACAAAGATGTTGACCCTAATTGGAAAACATTAGCGGCTTCTGATAAAGTACCTAAATTGGCTGGCTATAAGTTTGAGCCTATGGTAGCTGCTACTCTGGAAGATTATGCTAGAGTGTGGCAGCCTAACGCACTTACCTGGATGACATCTGGTATCATTAAAAACATGATGCTTAATCCACTGCCCCACATGAGTAATGAGGCTTGGCACTGGTATAATGCGCGTGGCCTTACTGGTTGGATTACTCCTCACGGTGCGACTCGCTTTCTTAGAACTATGCCGGGTGCTATGAAAAGTGTTATTACACAAGATCATTTCTATACGGAGATTATGAAGAACGGGGGTTCTATCCTTGGTGCTGACGTACGAAACTCTAATACTTATAAAGAGATACTACAGAAGGGACTTGGGGAAGCAGCGTCCGATCCTAGTTTTAAGAATACATTAGCAGAACTAGGCTTAAGTACAAAGGGTTTGTACGACGCTGTTTCTAAGCATATGTCTATTGCTATGTGGACTGTACGTGATGCTATGTATGTTCAGCTAGTTAAAGAGCAGCAGCTTAAAGGGAAAGACCTTAGAGGAGCTATTAAAGAAGTAGAGCGACATATGCCCTCCTATCGTATTGATCCTACTGTATTAGGTAGTAGGGAACTAAGTAAGATTCTACAGAACCCTAATGTAAGTGTGTTTAGCAGATACCATTTTGGTATGGCTAAATCTCTTATAAATACAGCTAAGGATATAGCAGGTCGGGGGCCTGATGGAAAAGCAGGTATTGCGCAAGGTCTAGATCAAGCAGCGGCTATGGTCTTTGCTTTAGCAGTATTGTATCCTATGCTTGACTATGGAGCAAAAGCTCTCTTTGGTGATAAGAATGCCAAACTTCGACGTGCTGGTCCTTACCATCTCTTTGAAGCTGTTCATGATGTAGCTACAGGAGATAAAGAACCGCTTAGTTTGCTACAGCCTATCTTTACTTTTAATCCAGTCTTGTTGGCGGGTATTCAATTACCATTTAATAGAGAATTCTATACAGGTAAACAGATATATCACCCTTCAGATAGCTCTAAGTTTATAGCTAAAGATCTGGGAATGTATGCTGCTAAACAAATACCGCAAGTATCTACTGGTCTACGTGTGTCTGACAAGAATGCTGGTGGAATTAAACAGTGGGCAGCTCAACAGTTAGATATTAAGTTGCCTACTGATAAGCAATTGAAAGATAAAGAGAAGTGGAAGAGCCGCAATGAACGGGCTGCTGAGAAGCGTAAACGTAAACAGGAGATGGAAAATTAATATACTTATCATAGATGCTGGTGGTGTATGCCTTGACTTAGCCCTTAGATGCAAAGCCTATGGACACACTGTACGAGCCTTTATAAGACATAATAAAGATGGTTCCCGTAACGAAACTGGTGACGGTCTAGTACAACGAGTTCCTCATTGGGAGGCCCACATGCAGTGGGCTGACCTTATCTTTACCACTGATAATACATTCTATATTAAACAGCTAGATCACTGGCGGGCCAAAGGTTATCCTATCTTTGGTCCTTCCTCTGACGCTAACCTATGGGAACAGAATAGGGAGCTAGGTGCTAAAGTACATGAGAGGGCTGGTATTGATACTATTCCTTCCAGAAAGTTTAAGAACTATGATGAAGCTATTACTTATGTAAAGGAAACTAATAAGCGATATGTAAGTAAGCCTATTGGTGATGGAGATAAAGCTCTTTCTTACGTAGCTAAATCTCCAGCTGATCTAGTGTTTATGCTTCAATACTGGAAGAAACGGAATTCATACAAAGGAGAATTTATTCTTCAAGAGTTTAAACCAGGTATTGAAATGGCAGTAGGTGGCTGGTTTGGTATGAATGGCTTCACTAAGAAGTGGTGTGAGAATTGGGAATTTAAGAAGCTGATGAATGATGATCTTGGTGTAGCTACTGGAGAGCAAGGTACTATCTTACGCTACACAGAAGAAAGTAAGTTAGCAGATATAGTTCTAGCACCACTAGAGGGAATGCTACATGGCCTAGACTATGTCGGGTACATAGATGTTAACTGTATCATCACAGATGATGGTACTCCTTGGCCACTAGAGTTTACTATGCGTCCTGGATGGCCTCTGTTTCAAATACAGCAGTCTTTGCATAGAGGTGATCCTGCTGCATGGATGTTAGACCTAATAGATGGTAAGGACTCTCTTAAAGTATCCTCAGATATTGCTTGTGGTGTTGTCATTAGTATGCCAGACTATCCATACTCTAGGCTTACAAAGAAGGAATGCTCTGGCTATCCTCTGTTTGGATTAACAAAGGAAGATACTGTTAGCAATGTACATCTATCAGAAGTTAAGTGGGGATCAGGACCTGCTATGATAGATGGCAAAGTAAAAGATATAGAGCAATATGTTACTGCTGGTGACTATATCTGTACTGTTACAGGTAGAGGACCTACTGTTGAGGATGCTCGTGATAGGGCTTACAAAAACATTAAGTCTAAAATAGAAATTCCTAATTCTATTATGTATAGAACTGATATAGGTAAGCGGTTAGAGGCGCAGTTACCTAAGCTTAATGCTATGGGCTATTGTAAGGACATGGCATATGAGTAGATTTCCTATTATCACTCCAGCAGATAAAGTAGGTGATTCTCATGTTTGGAGAGAATGGTTTAGGCAAATTGAGGCCTATATAAAAGATAGAACAGCCTTTACCAATACTACTACTGTAGGTAATGTTACTATTAATAATAGTAATGGTCAAGTAATAATGGCTGCTTCTGCTTCTACTTTAACTCTGACTAATAAGACTATTACAACAAGCTCTAGAATATTTCTTACATTTGCTGGTAATCCTGGAGTAGCCGTTAGCTTATATGCAGTAGCCTCAACAGGTAGCTGCACCATTAACACTACGGCTGCTATTACAAATCAAACCTCAATTAACTTTCAGATTATATAACTATGCAAATTAAAGTAAAACGCTTTGAGTTTGGTACTACATATACTATTGGGAAGTTGTATATTGATGATGTATATAAGTGCTTTACACTAGAGGATAAATATAGAGAAGTAGCAGCAACTCCAGTGGGGCAGTGGAAAGTTAAAGGTAAGACTGCTATTCCTACAGGAACTTATAAAGTAACTTATGAGTGGTCTCGACACTTTAATGGTATGCGTCCGCGTTTGAATAATGTTCCTGGTTATGAGGGAGTCCTTATTCATACAGGTAATACAGAAGCTGACACAGAGGGATGTATTCTGCTTGGTTCTACGTGGCCCGGGACTTCTTTTGTTTCAGGTAGTAGGATAGCTTATGATTCTGTAGTCCCATTTATTATTGGAGCTATAGATAAGAAAGAAGAAGTATTTATTACTGTAGAATAAAAGAAAGCCCAGTCCTCAATTAAGAGAGCTGGGCTTTTTCTTTATCTAATCATCCACCACATGTACCACCTTTACCACTGATCTCACAAATATCATTCTCTTGAAATACTGTTCCTTTGTGCTTAAGAGCTTCATTATAATCTACTTCTACTAAGGGCTGTCCGCCCCTGCTCCCGTCAGGATAGCATGTAAACCCACGTAGTCTAGGGGCGTACTTTGCAAGTGTCTCAGCAAAGCGTCCAACTTGATTTTCGTTGTTATATTTACTTCCCCAGGGTGGCAAGTTAATGGTGCTTGAGATTGACATGTCAACGTAGTCTTGTATGTCTGCTTGGAACTTGATTCGTTGCTCGTAGTCATTACTTAACTTGTAGGCAGTATCAATTGTTTCTGGGGCAATAGAATATCGTTTGATGAGGTTGTCGGCGGTGGCGTCAACAACGTACTCGTATTTCCACTTTGTACCATCGGTAAGATAACGCCTCTTGTAAGCGACAGCGAATAGTGGTTCAATTCCTGTAGTAGTACTTGCAAGAATTCCGATGCTACCAGTGGGGGCAATTGCTCTAAATGCGACTGGACGACTGATAAACAATCTGTCACAATGTTCGTTTCCGCTTCGTTCTGATTCATCTTTATATACCTTTAACCATTCATGAAGTTCTGGAGTTACTTCGTACTTACTCCCCCGTTGTAGCAACCACTCGTGGATTCCCATGAGACCAAGTCCTAGCCGTCTATTTTTCTCTCGTACTTTGTATACCTTCTCATAAGGTAGTTCAGCCCGAATAGTACCACAAACAAGGAACTTAGTTGCAAGGTCGACCACATCTTTAAAAGTTGAAAGGCTATCAATATTCCCAATATTGATTGAGCCCAAGTTACAAACATCTGAATCATCTTCACTAGTCACCTCTGTGCAAGCATTTCTTAGAGTTTCATTCTCATGTTTACCAAAGTTAAAACTAAACCCAGGCTCCCCTGTTCTCATTGCCTGATAACAGTTCTCTAAGAATGTTGGATCTAGGTTTGACCTGGTTGCTTGCCTGTTCTGAGTTTCTTTAAGCCAGCTTGAGTCATAATTAACAGAGATGTTAGTCATATCTAGCGGAGCTGGGAAGTTAAAGTCACTCTCCTTTTCTAATCGAATCCGTTCTCCCCAGTTCTTTGTTTTAAGAAAATCGCCAATGTCTTCGTGTCGCCAGTTAAGTGACGCATAGAGCGCAGACCGTCGGCTACCGCCCTGCATAACATTACGTCCGATTTCATTGATACTTGACATGAGCGGGATAGGGCCGGAAGCAATGCCTCCAGTTCGGTGCAAAGCTGCGCCACTCGGTCGAAGTCTGCTGTAGTCAATTCCAATTCCGCCTCCAGTCATAAGACAAGACATAGCACGCCAAGTTACATTACTCCACTCTTCTCTGGTATCTTCCTCTGCCCGGAGAAGGTAGCAGTTATTGTAAAATTTAGCCTGTCTACCCGCATAGTAGAGATACCTTCCTCCAGGTATGAATTGCATTCGTTTAATGTACTCAACAAGCTGTTCACAATCTTCTCTGGAAAGTAGAGGTCGTTCAGTTCCTTCTCTTGATCCACAGACATCTTCAACAAGCCGCTCGGCGAGAGCGTCCCACGTATCACTAGGTCCGTTTTTGTACTTGGCATTAAATATATTCTCCGCAAAGGTAGTTTTAAATCGGTTTATTTGCATTGTATTCCTTGATTAGTAGGAGAGTTTCTTTTTCATTTATTTTTCTTAACTGGTAAGCTAGTTTGCCTTTAATAATCTCTTTCTTCATCTTCCTGTAACTCATTTGTTTCTGCTTGCCAGTCCGCATGAAGCTTGTCATAATTATCCTCAATGAAGTCTACAAATCTATCTACAATCTCTTCACTGCTAATATCTAAAAGTTCTAGTAGACTTACTTCATCTTGTTTTTTTAGCCATCCGATTAAATCTTCCACTGTTGCACTCATACTATGCGGCCACTGTTTGTTTATAAGTTAGATTCTTGCGGTCTTTAAACCAAGCACTACAAGCTGAACATTGATATCGTTGGTACTTACCTACTGCCGTGTAAGTAAACCCTCTGCGAGTGTAAATAGTACATCCACAGGTAGGGCAAGCAATGTCAGTATCATCAATATATAAAGTATAGTTAGGATGATTCTTAATCCACGGAAGAAATTTGACATACAGTTTCTCTAATAGTATTACATCTTGTTTATTGTATTCTTCCATATCACGCCAAGCATCTTTCTTTTTTGCCATACAGTCAATCCACAGTTCATGTCCCTTGTGTTTGATCTTCTTGCCTAATTCTAATGATTGAGCTATGTAATCAAGTTTGTTTGATGGAAAACGAAAGGCTGCCCTAGCAGTTTTAAGAAGATCTATTTGTCTGTAAGGAGATGGTGGCGCCATACCATTAAGAATAAACTCTTTATTCAAAGTTGGAATGTCAAACTTAGTGCCATTGTAGTGAACAACGGCGTCACTCTCACTTAGTAGCTCATGGATTTTCTTTAGCATCTTCTTTGGTGTGTCTAGGATAGAGCTATACATGATCTCCTCCTCCCCATACCATTTAGCTGCCCAGCATAGAACATAACCACTATCTATAATTTGAGGAAGACCTACATTTTGTTGCCAGAGTCCCCAGACATGTACCAAGTTTGGAGCAGTCTCAATATCTAAGAGTAGTAGTTTAATGTTGGTATCCTTCCATTGCAGTAATAGGAATAGAGCCATTCATTACCAGAAAAGTTAGTCCTGCTGTTATAACAAGGTCTAATTCTTCGTCTGAAAACTCTCCTTTAAAGGTGACGCTTCCTTCTTCGAGTTTAATAGTCTTTTCGATAAACATATTTTGTGGAGTTCCTTTATAGTTTTAGGCGGTGGTTTAGTTTTCCAGCAGAACCAGATGATGTCGTTAGCATCACACCAATCTCCGTAGGTAGTATTACTTCGCCGTGTTATTTTATTATTAGAGTTTTGAAAGAGCAGAACTATTTCTTTATCAGGATGTTGATCTTTCAGGAGTAGATGTTTCTTCCTGTCATCCATACTCAACTTTCCTTTTGTTTCTATGAATAGATTTTCTATTTTAGTAGGAGTGAAGTCTGGATTGTAGGTACGATTTACAGAGGGTTGCTGGAATTTTATTTTAGTTACTTCGTATTCCAGTTGATCTTTATAATAGGCAGCTACATCAGCTTCAAAGTTAGATTTATACTTGTCTTGACGTTTAACTCTACGCATAAGATTCTATATCTAGGCTGCTGCCCAGTCCGTTTCCCCATCTACCTGTGCTTCTCCAGGTGGTTGGGATCCAGGTGTCTCCTGTCCAGTAGGCTCCAATGAGGGGGTAGAGGTCTGTATTGTGCTTGCTCCACAGTTTAACAGGACTTCCTGCACGAGTTTTGTATTGTCTATCTCCGTTGATTCCACTAAGAGTTGTGGGTTCCATAAATCAAAGTTATTCCTCCATATGTATAAGCATTGCCCGTTCATTAACATACGTTTATCGTCATCATAGAGTTCTCTAACCTTGACAAACATATTAGCTGGGCTTTCCCCAAAGAGAATTCCCTCAGCTTTTTTCTCTCCTATTCCATAGATACCGATAATATTATCAGTTGCGTCCCCAATAAGGAACTGCCTGTAAAAATTATACTCGGCTATCTCTTCAGATATATAGATCATCTGTTGTTTCACAAAATTGTAATGATTTCCTGGGATCTGAAGTAGATCTTTGTCTATAGAACAGCATATAGATTTTGGATTTAATTCTATGCCTAGTCTGTCATCAGCTTCAATTCCCTGTTGTACTTCTGCTTTCCAGTTGTCTATAAGATGGTTTCTAGTGTCATTTAAATGAATAGGTTTAGGTTTAGTTCTGTTTGCTTTATAGGTTGGGTTGACAGTCTTACGAAAGTTAACTCTCCCTCCAAGGAATACTCTGTAGCTAGTTGCGTTAGTGTCAGCTAGTATGCGGTACATTAAGTCGTCCACACGAAGTAAGGCTATATCTAAGTCATCTCTTTCAGCACTGGCTGCACATCTGTAGGCTACTAAATCACCATCAATTAGAGCTTGGATATAGTTCTCCTTAATTATCCTTGCCGGTTACGTTTATCCGGCGTTGATTACTCAACCGATTTATTTTAGTAGGGGATGTCGTCTGTCAGCTCGTCTACAAAGCTAGGCTTTTCGTTAGAACCAAATACAAAAGACTCAAACTCTTTAGCTAAAGTAATTACCTCAGCTACTTCATATGACTTCTTGATCTGATTTAGAACGGCAATTGCATTTGATAGGGAACTTTGCTTGACAATATACACTTGTTTGGTAGCACGTTCTTCTGGTGTTTCCCAATTACCTTTAGCTGGGACAGCATTTCCTCCGCTTGCTGAGGAAGTGTCAGCTCCTCCTCCACCTTCAGCGAGTTGAATCCAATCCCAGTATCCATCCTTATTCTTCTCCATAGTTACAGTCAGGTTAATGCCTTTGGCCTTACCCTCAAGCTTTTGAAGGGCTTTAAAGGCACCTTCTTGTGCTCCAAAGGACATTACTTTCTTATCTTTAGCTTTGCCTTGGTCTCGATAAGCGACTAGAGCTACTTTATACTTACCTTTATCTTCTACAGTTACGTCAATTAACTCAATATTGATGTTCAAGTTCTCTCCTTTATGTATATACTATATATTATATCCTAAATATCTAGTACTGTCAAGTCTTTCATGTTATTTCCTGCAGATATTTCTGCTGTTAAAGGAAGATTTAGCTCTTGGTCCCAAACTCTTTGAAAGAGAACGGGGATTCTTTGAACAGCTTCTTTGAGAAGAACTCCACAGCGTTGGCTGTCTGCCGGAGATACGTCGCATACAATTGAATCATGTACTGAGGAGATAAGTTTTCCATTTATTTTTTCCTTTTTAAATTGTTTAGCGAATTCTACTCTTGCTAGAGATACTAGATCAGCGCCAGTACCTTGAACTGGATAATTTAATATCGTTGTTCTAGGCCAAACCCAGTCACCATTCTTT